GGAGCAATCAAGAGAGGCTACAAAAACAAGACTAAATTACAGTCCAGTTGGAACAGTCACATTGAGGGAGCTTGCGGTGAGATAGCTGTAAGTAAGGCTATGGGAAAGTATTGGGGTGGCTCAATAAATACGTTTAAGGAAGGCGGAGATATTGATGGCACTGGTTGGGAGGTAAGGACAAGAAGTAAACAAGATTATGACTTAATTCTGCGGGATGATGACCCTAAAGATAGAATTTATTTCCTCGTAGTGGGAGTTTGTCCAACCTATGAGATTAAGGGTTGGATTAAGGGTGGCGAAGGTATGTTAGATAGGTTCGTCAATGACTATGGAGACTATGGGAAGGCATATTTTGTGCCTGCAAGTTTCCTTAACAATATTAATCAGTTGGAGGTGAATTTATGAGTATAGAAGCATTAGGTTGGGGCATGAAACAGCGGGTTGGTGAGCCAACAGCAAAGTTGATATTGATAATTTTGTGTGATTTATATAACGACAAATATGGCTGTGCATTTCCCTCTCAGGAATATATTTCTGAGACTGCTAATTGCTCAGTTAGGACAATACAAAGACATATGGATGTACTTGTTGAAGGTGGTTTTATTGAGATAATAAAGCGACCAAATCAGGTCAATAAATACCTTATTTCAGGTATGAAAAATGGAAGCGACAGATTGTCACCTACTAAAATGGATGCGACAGATTGTCGTGTCGGAAGCGACAACGTTGTCACACGATCCTATAACTTATCTCTTAATACTTCTATATCTAAAGATATAGAAGGCACAAATAGAGATTTTGATAATGAAATTTATCAATTAAAGTATGAAAAGGTGTTCAAAGTTCATAAGGAATTTTTAGTCCAAAAAGGGGTCAGCAAAAGTGAGGCAGGAAAGATTGTCGGCACTATGATGAAGCGGTTAGGTCAGAATGGATTAAGTAAAGATCAGCAAGTTGATAAAGTCGATGAAATATTTAAAACCATTAAGGCAAGTCCAGTAGCTGATATTAAAAGTTATTTATTTGGGGCAGTTCAGAAAAAAGAGCAAAAGCCAAAAGAATTATCCGAGAAACAATTAGGATACATTCAGAGTGTCATAGATCAGGTTTACAAGAAGAAGGATAGTCCAAGTTATGTAGGTACTGATTTTAACAAGCTGAGGGAGCGATGTGAGAAGGCAATGCTTGAGGGCAAGATGCAGTCTATTTTGGATGAGTATGATATTCGATGAGAAAGAAGAAATTACCAAAAGAGGAAAGAGTTTTACCTACTCCTGAGTTTTTGAAGAAGCATGAAGTTGTTGAGAAGGAGACAAAGAGAGCGGGTGAGAAGTTATTATATGTTACTGATCAATTGTGGATTGATACCTATTTTAAAAAGGGTGTTATCAGTTATGATCAGTATCAGACTGCTCAGAGGTTATTGGGTTTGTATATGGCTTCAGGGCGAAATCAGAAGCTTACAGCGACATTATCGGATAGGTTGGGCGGTACTAGTCTAAGTGGGGATTATGATCGATCTGAGGTCGCTATGATGGATTTTATTAAGGTTGCTAGAAGGATGGGTAAGAGGAGTTTCAGTATTGTGCAGGATGTTGTCTTGCATAACTATTCGGCTAAGGAGTGGGCAATAAAAAACCGCAGAAACGAGAAAGCCTCTGCGGAGATTTTAAGGTTAAGTTTAGACGATCTAGAGGATGCCTTTAAGAAACTCTCCTGATTTGGTGGTGGTTGTGTAGCTGGTAATCGATTTCATCGGAAACATCTTTAAATGATTTTAGCTTGTCTCTGAGTTGATTATCAGAACGTCTTGATAACTCATCTTCAATTTGTTTGATAAATATCTCATTGAAATTTTTAAATGAATGTAGATCAGCTACGTTAAATATTCTTTTCATTGGTTTCTCCCTCCATTTTGTATATGTGTTTAATGGCTTGAAATATGTGAGCAGAGACTTGAGGAACGATTGAGTTACCGAGTGCTTTTAATCGCTTTCTTCTAATGCTGTCCATCCCTTTGGATAACCCATCATGCTCTCGATGAATTCGGCTTTCACCTTGCCAGTTTGGAAATGGATATTTTCTAGCCTCAAAATTGAAACTGTCAAATTGTCGTGCCTTCTCCAGTCTGCTGGAGATCCGCTTTCTTGTGCTAGATGAGCAGTTGGAGTGGGCAACGATCCATAATCTTTGCCTAAGATGGTCTGCTCCTGCCGACGAAGCTGGAATATTAAAAACCCTTGTGGTGTAGTTACTGTCTTCCAACTGTGATAATATTTGGTCAAGTCCCATATTGACAAGACCATTAACATTTTCTCCAATAATCCAATCTGCCCTGACTTTTTGTGCAATCTCAAACATTTCTCCCCATAAAAAGCGGTCATCTTCTGTGCCTTTTCTTGTGGAAGATGCGAGGCTGAATGGTTGGCAGGGAAATCCTCCACAGACAATATTAATTCTTCCAAGTCTAGTTGTGTCATCTTTTAGTTTCCTTACGTCATCATAAATAGGAATGTTGGGAAAATTCTTTTTTAAAACTTTTTGGCAAAATGGATCTATTTCACAAAATGCTTCAGTTTTAAATCCACCTACCAATCTTTCAGAGGCATAAGAAAAACCACCTATGCCACTGAATAGATCTAATATTGTAATTGGTTCAGATTGCATTAGCTGAATACCACTAAAGCTAAGTAGGCAGTTCCAAACATCATTATGAGGAAGGATATTTCGGCTAAACAAGTTAAAAAGAATTTCATAGGTTTCTCCAATATTAAATTACTTATTGGGTATATAGTGCATTATATTGGAATATATGTAAAGAGGTATTGCATATAAGATCTGTCTGTAGTACAACTTGTATATGATTGAATTAATTGGCACTAGATGTAGTGTTTAGCCTTACAGAGATGTAAGGTTTTTTTATTTGTGGATGAAATTTTATGAGTAGAAAATATCGTGAAGATGAGTGGGTTGAGTTTCTCAAGAGGATTGGGGAAGGAAGATCTGCGAGGGATGTTTGTCATAATGATAAGGATATGCCGAGTTGGAGGACTGTGTCTGAGAAGCTGAATAGTGATAATGGGTTTGCTAGTCGATATGCTTTGGCTATGGAGAATAGAGGTCAGGTATATGCTGATAAGATTACTGAGACTGTTACTGATATGTTGGAAGGCAGGATAGATTATAATCAGGCTAGAGTGGCGATAGATGCGTTGAAGTGGCAGTCAGCTAAGTTAGCACCGAAGAAGTTTGGTGATGTGCATAGGATGGAAGTGAAGCATGAGGCAAGTTATTTGGATGCTTTGAAGGAGGTTAGTAAGGTGGTTGAGGGGGAGGAAACTACACTACCGAATACGATACGCACACGCAAGGAAGCTGAGAAAAAGGATACAATTCAATAGGTCGTTACATAACTGACCTGACGAAACTCGTTGATATACAACGATTACAGCTAAGGTTAGCCACTTTGTTAGCCACATTTAATATTTATTTTACATTTTTGTAGGGATATTTGATCTGACCCCCCCCTCTGATTTAGGCAGGGGGTGGTGATAGATATATATACCCCTCTCAAATCGGTACTGCGAGATCCCCCTTATCTTGCAGGGGCAAGGGGCGGGCATTTGAGTAACACCACTGAGACACTACTAAAATTACGCAACGATCCAGTTCTATTCGTTGAAGCTATATTGAAAGCCACCCCCCAAAAGTGGCAGAAGGAAGCCTTAATAGGCATCCGAGATAATGATAAAATTGCGATAAAGTCAGGTCATGGAGTTGGCAAAACAGCCTTCCAATCATGGCTGATACTTTGGTGGATGTTAACCCACTACCCTTGCAAGATAGCGATCACAGCTAACACCGCCCACCAGTTGAGTGATGTATTATGGTCTGAGGTTGATAAGTGGTATAGGAGGCTTCCTGAAGGCTTTAAGAGCCAACTAGAGATTAAGTCTGACAAGATCTCATTAAAGGGTGCTTCTGACAGCTTTGCGGTTGCAAGAACAAGTAGACGTGAGAACCCTGAAGCATTGCAGGGCTTTCATAGCGAGAATATGCTGTTTATATGCGAAGAGGCTTCGGGTATCCCTGATGTCGTCTTTCAGGTTGGTGAAGGTGCTTTATCGACTGAGGGTGCTAAGGTTGTCATGTGTGGTAACCCTACTAGATCTGATGGATATTTTTATGAAGCCTTCCATTCGATGCGAGATCGTTGGTTTAACCTGACTGTTTCGTGTGAGGATGGGGAATATGTATCTGACAAGTTTTTGGAAGATATGAAGTCGAAATATGGCGAAGATAGTAATATTTATAAGGTTCGTGTTTTAGGCGAGTTCCCTACCCAATCTGACGATGTTTTATTACCACTTCATTTAGTGGAAGGGGCAACAAAGCGAGATGTTGAGGCATCCCCCATGA